TACATCTAGATATATTATCATTACCATAATTCTTTACAATGGAGATGATATGAAAACAGAAGTTATAATGCAAAGGGATTTATTTGGAAATAAGATTGAGCAGAGCAGTAAGACAGGTTTCTTTTCTGCTACAAGTTTAGTTAAAGCAGGTAATGATTGGCGACGAGAGGATGGTATGTCGCAATTTAATTTATCAATGTTCTTAAAGTTGAAATCAACTACAGAGTTCATAGATGAATTAAGTAACAAGTATGGTGATGTGCTAAAGATAACAAGAGGTCGCGATAGCAAAACATGGGTACACCCACTATTGTTTATTGACATAGCATTAGCATTAAGTCCAAAACTAAAAATAGAAACTTACGAATGGTTATTTGATGAATTGATAAAGAATAGGAATGCGTCAGGTGATTCATACAAGGAGATGTCAGGGTATTTGTATGCACATCATGCAGACAAGCGTTCATTCCCTAAGTTTATAACAAAGGTTGCGGTTGGTATTAGAAGTGTATGTGGCATTGATGATTGGCAGATGGCAACTAAAGAACAATTAGCACAACGAGATAGACTTCACAAAGACATTTCTTTAGCAGCGGACTTGATGAGCAGTAGTGAAACAGCGGTGAGAGCTGTATTAAACAGAGAGAGGGCGAAGAAGCTATGATTGAAAAAGCGAATAAAAAGGATAAAGTAACAGGTAACAATGCCTAACTCACCGTCCTTCAAGATAAACCTAACAGCAACCGACATCCATTCAAAGATGCGGTTGCGGGCTATATCTTTATTGGCAGAAGACTTAGCTGTAGCTGCATCGAACGATGCAATACAGAAAGCAAGTGCGCGTGCATTACGTTACATACGCACACGTACATTACAGGGCAAGGATGTAAACGGTGTAGAGTTTGCACCGTTGAACGCTATCTACGCTGCTCGGAAGAAGCATGATTTAAAGATAGGAAAGATAGAAAGAGCCAAGGGTGGCTTACGCCCACCGAAGTCAAACCTTCATTATACAGGTAAGTTACTTCGTTCCCTAAGTACCGTAGTGTATCAATCGGATGTTAACCACTTAGGCAAGTATGGTAAGAAACGAGGTATCGGCTTTACTGTATTTTCGAATATGAGTAAGAAGAAAGTAAAACTCATAAATGATAAGCGTGAGTTTATGGGTATCACAAAAGATGAAGAAGGTTTACTATTGCGTGCGTTTTCGCGTGAGTTTAGAAACAAGCTAGCCATAGAATCAGTCAAAAGAAATCGTGGTTAAGTACACAGAGTGAGGAGAGTATAATGGCAGAAGAACAAGTAGTAGAGGATGTGGTTACAGATAGTACAACTGTAACTGATGAAGTAACAGCGAACGACTTAGCCCAAGCAGAGATTAAACGACTACGTAATGAAGCGGCAGGTACACGTCGTAAGCTACGTGACCTTGAAGCTAAGTTTGAGGGTGTGGACACCGACGAATACAAAACAATGCTTACGCAAAAAGAAGAAATCGAAAAGCGTAAGTTAGAAGATAAAGGTAACTATGAACAACTCTTGGCAGAAAGCACGCGTAGAAGTGAAGCGCAGTTACAGAAGGCACAAGAGACAGGTTCTTCATGGAAGACGCGTTATGAAAAGCAAGTCGTGGATAATGTTCTCATCAGTGCTGCTTCAAGTTCAGCTATCAATGCTCAAGAGGCAGTTACTCTTTTACGTTCGGAAGTTAATTTTCAAGTAACTGATTCTGGTGATGTTGAGATTCTAGGACGTGACGGTCAAGTTGTTCTTACAGAGAATGGTACACCTGCCACACCCAAAGAAGTAACAGCTTCCTTCTTAGCCAAGCGACCTTACTTATGTAAACCCGTTGGTGGTGGCACAGGTAGTTCGGGTGGTTCAGCTCCACGTTCAAAACAAAGCAATGGTATTGACGAAACATTACGTGGTGCTTCACGTATTGCAGCAGCCCTTCGCGAACGCGGTTGAGTAACAAGCCCTGCTATGAGAATAGCAGGGTTAACTTAAACAGTTGACAATAGAAAAGAGAAGAACATTATTGTGCCGTGCGGTTCAGTAGCACGGTAAACAAATCTGTAACATATATGGATGTAGCGAACATATATTGTCAGTGCTAGATGCACACAGCTACCATTACAACGAGGTCAGGTATCTCCAAATGGTTAACACTATTTCTGGAGAACCATTATGGCTGTTCAAACTCTTGCTGTCGCAGCAAACTATATCCAAGACAACTTGGTTAAAGGTGTCGCCCAAGACATTATTGATATCAACCCTATGTACGCATCATTGCCTTTCATCGGTTATACGGGTCAAGCAATTATCTCAAATCGCGAACCAGCTAACATTGACTTGATTGCAACTACTGCAATCGTTGGTCAAAACTTAGGTGTAGGCGTATACAAAACCCCAACTGCTGCACCTGTTGCATCTACCTTCCGCGCTACCAAGTTCATTGGTGATGTTGAAATGGATGGTTTGGTTGCTGCTGAATCTGGTTCCGCTGGCGTTGACCAAGCTGCTTTTGAAATATCTTCTAAAGCTAAATCAATTGGTCGTCAGTTCCAACGTGGTATGGTTCAAGGTACTGGTGTTGGTCCAGCAATGAACTCATTGCATTCAATGTGCGACCCTGCTAAGTATACAACTGCAAGTGCAGGACAAGCTATTTCTTTCGCCTTGATGGATGAATTGATTGACTTGGTATTGGCTAAAGATGGCGAAGTAGATTACATCATGATGCCTCAACGTACCCTTCGTTCTTACAAAGCTTTGCTACGTGCGCAAGGTGGTACTACTGCGGATTGGATTGTTAACTTACCAGACGGTCGTTCAACTATCGGTTATGAAGGTATCCCAGTTTTCAAAAATACATTCATCCCAACTGTTGAAACTGCTAATGGTGCTGCATTGACTGGTGGCTTGTTGACTTCTGTTTACGCTGGCGTATTCGATGATGGTTCAAGCAAAATTGGTTTGGCTGCAATTCATCCAGAGTCTGTTGCGGGTGGTATTGAAGTACAAGCGATTGGCGCACAAGAAGCTGCTGATGCAGAAATCTGGCGTGTTAAACAATATGCGAACTTGGCATTGTTCAACCGTCAAGGTCTTGCTCGTTTGACTTCAATCAATAACTAATCTAGAGGGGGTCGTACTGACCCCCTTTTCTTTTCACAGGAGATACACATGGCTGTAAAACAAGTAAAGGTTGTCGCAAACTACCCAGATGTTTTCGTACCTGTTGGTGATACCCAAGCATTATGGGGTGTTGACTTCACACACGAAGTAGTGAAGCAAGGTGATGAAGAACTCTCTATCCTTTCTGCTTCTTTGGATGAACCCGTAGCGAAAGAGATGGCTGAACTTAACCGTGTTTCTAAAGCACTGTAAGTAACCTATGATTGTTACAACACCATTTATTACAGACGCGAACTTACAAGAGTTCATGCCAGATATTTTGCAGATGGGTGTACTCACATTCGCTCAGCAAAACCTTCGCGCATCGAACGATGTATATGACCGTTTAGTAAATGATTGGTGGGCACAAGCAATTATTCGAGGACCGTATGTAGGTGTAGCGACAACCAATGATGGAGCCTTCCCAGGAAGATTACCCCCATTAATTGTTTCGTTATTAAACACACCGTTACTAGCACCTCTTGTAAGTTACCGTGCATTGGGCAGATACATCATGCCTATGCTATCAGGTGATGCGGATGCCAATGGAGATATGTTCTCACGTAGAGCCGAAAGATACACAAGGTTTTACAACGAAGAATGGGAGCGTGTTATTACAGGTGACCTGTATGACTTTAACCGCGATGGTAACTTTACGTTAGCTGACCGATTACCGCCATATGGTAGACGTGTGAAACGTGCCTAGTACAGTACCTATAAGGGAACAGGTGTTAGTTGAGCTTAGTGCTTTACTAACAGCTGACCCCCTAATCAAAGTAGTGTACAGACAGTTCAAGTTATTGGACTCTATACCTAACACATTATTTCCATGTGTGATGATTGAAGAAGACCTTCCCGAAATATCTTTACAACAGAAGACAGGAGGGTTCTCGGATGTCCGTTTCCAAGTGTCTCTTGTACTTGCTGTACAAGACCACACAGCAGTTGCGACAGCATTGACCTACCTTGACGTTGCTGTAAAGAAAGTAATTGCAATGAACCCAACATTGAATGGGAAGTGCATGCACATAACGATAGAGCCAGAGAAGCAACGAATGGGTACAGAGTTTGCACCATATGGTTTATCTATACGACCAGTCACAATTATTTACGAAGGAGCAGCAGCTAATGGGTACTAAACAAGTTAAGGTAAATGCGTTCGGTGGACCATTAGTTCCAGCCGACAAACCACAACCGACAGGACAACAAACGAACAGTGGTTCTAAACCACAAGGTACAGGTAAGTAATCATGGCAGCAGCAACTATTTTTGACCGGCTCTTATATTGCGCCCGCGAAGCAACGAAAGGAACATCAGGGTTTGGTACAGGTGTTAATGCGACAGCACTCACCCATGTAGCTACCAATACAGCAGTTACTACAGCAGCAGCAGCCGTGAATGCAGCTGGGCAAGGTGCAGGTTTAAACAGTGACCTACAAGCAGTGAAGGTTCGTACATTAAAAGTACAACCAAACATCACATCTGTAGCACGACCTGTAATCAAAGGTTCGATGGGACCAGCCCACAACGTTATCTCTAAACAGTCTATGCAAGTAGATATGGAGATTGAATTGAAGGGTTCAGGTACAGCAGGAACAGCTCCAGAGTACACACCTATCTTTGAAGCATGTGGTCTTACACCTGCGTTAGTTGCGACTACATCAGTAGCCTTCACACCATCAGGAACAATCGCTACGTTAACAAACGCCGTAACATTACGTGTGTTTTATGATGGTATGTTATATGAAGTAACTGGTTGTGCAGGAACACTAAGCGTTGATATGACCATTGGTAATATCTTGGTTGCAACTGTATCATTACAAGGTTCTTACATTGCACCAACTGTGGCAGCTATCAGCCCTATCGCCTTAGCTGCTATGCCTTACGATGCTTCAGCACCGATCGTAGGTGGTACAGTAGATGTCATCAATGACGGTTTAGCAGTTGCCGTTGCAGCATTCAAGATGGACACAGGTAACAGTATCCAAGAACACTTCTTGACCAACGGTGAACATACGTTTGCAGTTGCGGACCGTGCTCCAACGTTAACCTTAACAAAGGATTCTGTAGGTACACCAGCAGAGTGGACTGCGTTGATTGCGAATACAGCAACAACGGTTAGCGGTGCCTTCACATCAGGTGGTGCGGGTAATTCACTCGCCTTCGGTACAGCATTGTTAGGTGCACGTCGTTCAGCAGTTGCTTACGGCGAACGGGCAGAACGAGATACATTGGACGTTACGTATGGTTTGTTTGAAATCAACGGTAATGACCAATACCACTTCACGTTCACATAGGTTTACCTTCGGGTAAATAGAAACCCTCCAATAACCATAACCCCCTCCTCCACTCCTGTGGTTGGAGGGTTTCTTGGTTTTATAGACTTTCACACATAAAGTAATATGCTCTGCCATTCACAGGAGTGCATATGAAATTTTTAGCCACAGACATTATGACAGCAACAGACAAAGAAACAGCATGTTCAGTTACAATCAAAGCACCAACAAACGAACTTCGGTTTGCACTTATTGATTTGTACAACGTAGCAGACGATGAGAACCCTGACGTTATGGCAATCGCCGCACTGTTATTTTCTAAGAGTTTGATTTCAGCAGAGATTGACGGTGCATCTTATGACGGTGCAACATTACGACGTGCAGATATTACAGATGATGAGACAGCCAAGAAGTATTTCTCATGTATGACGCTTTGTGCGAACTTGGTATTCGGTCAAGACGATAAGACAAAAAAGTAGAAGCCGCTGCGAAGGCATGGATGGGTGGCAAGCAGTGTGCTCGCTGCCCTTTGTCTGATGCAGGTAAGATGCCTAGTGGTGGATGCCACAAGACCCAAGAATGGGTGGACGATTTAGTAACTGACTACTGCCCTGTAATGGACATAAACACATTCAGTTATCTGTTCAAAGCCTTCCGATGGGCTAAGCGTGGACACCTTCCAAAGAACTTAGGATGGGATGAGCTCCCTATTTCCTTGGTTGATGGATTAGAAATATTGTATGATGAAGAAGAAAAAGTTACACTAGCTGCGCAGCAACAGACAGGACCACCAGTACAAGCAGGAGCGTAGCTATGGCTAACAGTGTAGACTTTAAAGTTAACGGAACAGTTGAAGTAGATACTAAGGCAGTAGCTACTCAACTGGCTTCCGTACAGAAGATGTTAGACAATGTTAAGTCATCAAACAAACCATTATTTGGTAGTCTAGGCAACACGATAGCCGAGATGAAAACATTATCAGACCACATCAAGAGTGTGTACAACGATGCTAAGTCTTTATCAGATGTACAGAAGAGTGATGTATCTAGCACACTAGCACTCTTATCAAACTTATCTGCGAGTGTTAAAGTTCATCAACAAGCAGAGGCTGCTATAATTGTTTCAAAGCAGAAGCAGTTACGCCTTGATGAACGTATGGCTATCTTACGTGGTGCTAACGCCAATGTAGCTTCTGGCAAGTTAGACAATACGCACAAAGAAGTACGTAACGTAGTATCATCAGAAGGCAACCGTCGACGGAACTTAGGTAAAGACCAAGCATCCATAGCTGCTGCTAAAGCGGTTGTAAAGGAAACAAAGAAGCAGCTAACCCTTAATAAAGATATTGCTAACACTAAGCGTATTAGTGAACAGGCATCTCAAGCAGCATCTGATTCTTTATCAAGAAGCACTAGGCAGCGAACAAAGCTCTTAAACAATCAGGGCGCAAAGGATACTGCTAAGGCGACTGTAGAGTCAGCACAGAAACAGTTAGCTATTGATAAAGATATTGCGAATACAAAGCGTATCAGTGAAAGGGCTTCTAAAGCAGCATCTGATGCTTTAGCAAGAAGCACTAGGCAGCGAACAAAGCTATTAGAAAGCCAAGCAGCTATAGCTAAAGCAACTTCCCTTATTGACCAACACAATAGTGGTGGACAAACAAAAGACATATCACGTTATATAAAAGAGCTTACAAGGGACGAGCGTAAGTTACATGATGCAATCATAGCCAAAGTCCGTGCAGGTTCTTTGGACATAAAACAACTCAAGTCACAGGTTGAAGCTACCCGTTCTCTAGCGCACATGAACAACGTGGCAGCGAACAGCCTATCTAAGATGGCGAAGACAACAGCTATCTTTGAAGGACCCTTGGGAGCGCATGCTGGACGTATGATGGCTATGGCATCCGCTATACGCCAGATGGGTATCAGTTCTCTTGCAGCAGGGTTAGGTGTGGGTGTAGTCGTCGCTGCATTCAAAGCAGCCATACCCGCAGCAATCGAATTACAAAGTACCATGAGTATGTTACGTGCTACGACGGATGATGCAGCAAAGTCCTTTGCTATCGTCTACAAGGAAGCGCAACGTACAGGTCAAGCATTTACACCACTGACAAGGGCATACTCACAACTTGCCGCAGCTTCTAAAGGTACTGCACTTGAAGGTGCTGGAACTGTAGCTGTGTTCAAAGGTCTCAACACGGCGTCATTAGCTTTGCGTTTAGACGTACACCAAACAGCAGGCGCAATGAAAGCCTTAGAACAAATGCTTTCAAAGGGAACGGTTAGTTCAGAAGAATTGCGTGGTCAATTGGGCGAACGCTTGCCTGGTGCTTTTGCTTTAGCTTCTAAGGCTATGGGTCTAACTACATCTGACATGTATAAGCAGGTAGCCGCAGGTAAGATTCTAGCCGTTGACCTGTTACCTAAGCTAGCTAAGGTAATGGAAGCAACATACGGTGCATCAGCAGCAGACTCAGCGAATACATTAGCTGTAGCAATGGGAAGATTGCAAACGACCTTCAACCATTTCATGGCTGTGCTTCTTGACACAGGTGTATTGGACAGTTTCGGAAAAGGCATTAACGCAATAACAGACGGTATAACATTCTTAGAGACACACTTAGATGCTACTCGACAGGTACTAGGTGTTCTAAGTGGCGCATTTGCTTCGTTCATCGCTGTAACATATTTAGGTGTTGGTAAGCTGATAACATCTATGTTGACACTAACATCAACAACTGTAGCTATACGTAACGGTACGGCGTCTGCGGTCAAAGGTGTGACATTACTTACAGTGGCACAGGCTCGCTTCAACGGTATGCTGGCTGTAACAAACACCATTATTAAGAACAACCCTTACGTAGCAGCTATCATGGCTGTCACAGCTTTAACAGTTGCTTTCATCAGTCTAGCAGAAGCAAATGACACAGGCATTCGCACAGGTCGAAAGTACAATAAGCTTATTGACGAAGAAGCCAAGAAGCTCAGTCATATGGCTGTTCTTCAGATTAAACTGAACAAGGAAGCTATTAAGGCAAGTAAGGCTAAACTAGCAGCATACACCACAGACA